GATCTTGATGACGATCTTGATGACGATCTTGATGACGATCTTGATGATGATCTAGATCTACTAGAACTATTATTGCGTTTAGTTTTATTTGGACTATTCGATTTTGGCATTATATAATATATATATACATAAAAAAAATTATATATTATTTCTAAATATATATTTACAAAATTATTTCTTTTTTATAACCATTTTTTTCTTTTCAACGCTATTACTACCTGCCTGGATTGTTTCACGCTTTTTTTTATAGATATCATATTGTTTTTCTAATTCATCGAGTTCCTTCGACCACATTTTTTCCAAGGTTGTTCCTTTGAGCTGTGATAATTCCATCTCTGTATCCGCCTTTTCTTTCATTATATTGGCTACATTTTCTTGTGTTACTGAGTCCATTGGCATCTTTACTAAATATTTATAGTCGCCATCATATAAATCGAACTTCATACCAGTCAAAAGTGCGGTCACTTGTTCAGCGGTCTTACGACGAAGGTCAATATTACCAGCCAATGTTTCTTGAATATATCTGGCTCGGTTCGATAGTTTCACTAGTTTCTTTTCCATATCAGCCACTAAATAGTCCTTACGTTTCTGATAAGTCGATAATCGAATATTATAAAAATCTTCGATTATTTCCTCCACACTATTATATTTATGTAGTTTGATATTGGAGTCAAACATATGCATATTCGTAGTACTAACAGTTGTAAACAGTTTCAATAATTTTTCAACACCATTACAACCATTTGCATCCTTTGAATTTTCCAATTCAGCTAATCTATCTTTTGGAAATACCACAGTGAAATCGATAGATACTTCTGTACAAACCGATGTAAAATCCTTGATACTAGGTGGGATTTTCTTACCCGATTTGTCGAGAGAACTACCATCCATTAGACTTTCTAAAAATGACGTATAAGGCATAGTCCATGTACCGACTGGTAATTCTGTAATACGAATTTTGTCATCGCTGATTTTTTCATAGAGACCTTTGATCAAATATTTTTGCTCGGCGATTTTATGGATGGTTCCTTTGAACCCCTCATAATATGGCACAAATTCGATATTATTAGTCTGTTTCGATAATTTGTTTTTCAAATATTGGATTATTATTTTTGGATTATACGGTGCGATGTTACATGAAAATCCTGTTCCAATACCAGAAATTCCATTGATCAATGCGAATGGAATAATCGGAATATAATATTCTGGCTCGACAACTGTACCATCATCATCTAAATAACTCAATATAGCATCATCTGCTTCTGGAAATAAATATCTAGTGAGCGAATTCAACATTGTAAATATATATCTTTCTGATGCACTATCATCACCGCCATGAATGCGGGTTCCAAATTGTCCATTTGGTTCTAACAAATTAATATTATTAGATCCAACAAAATTTTGCGCCATGTTTACAATAGCCCCGTTCAAACTGGCTTCACCATGGTGATATGCCGAATGTTCTGATACATAACCCGAAAATTGTGCAACTTTGATTTCACTCGTGAGTTTACGTTTAAATGCGCTGAACAAAATCTTACGAAGCGATGTCTTAAGACCATCTACCATATTTGGAATCGAACGAGCACAATCATAGGTGCTGAAATGGATCATTTCTCTATTGATAAATTCTTCGTATTGAACATTTGGACGATTTGTATCCAAATAAGCGTTTTTGTCATAATTTTCTAACCATGTTTTACGATCATCTGGTCGTTCCTTATTAAAGACTTTATCGATAGTATCATCACTGGTTTGGCCAGTATAAACAAAATCTACGATTTTCTTATTAGCAAAATATTCTTTGAATTCTGCTGATGTAGATGTACCAAGACCCTTGAAGTATTTGATGGTCCAACCAGTTGGTCCAGCTGGACCAAATGTTTGTTTCCATGTTTCGTATTCGCCATCATTATAAAACAACTTGACTTGTTGACCTTTTTTCGCACGTAAAATAGGCGTGTTCATAAATGATAAGAATCCAGGAATTTTGATCAAACTAGCCCATTCACTATGGAACAAATTAATACAAAGACCCTTGATATGGGAGCCATCCAAATCCTGATCGGTCATATACATGATTTTACCATAACGAAGATTTTGATTAACATCTGCGATTGTATTATATTGTTTTCCTGTTTCCAAACCCAGGATTTTTTTGATATCTGTTATTTCCTTATTTTCAGCTATTTTTTTCACAGCTGTTCCACGAACATTGAGCAATTTTCCCTTTAGTGGGTAAATACCAATAGTATTACGGTCATTACTTGAAAGACCCGAAACAATACCAGACATAGCCGATAACCCCTCACATAAAATCAAAATGCAATCTTTTGATTGTACTGTTCCACTGAAATTAGCATCGATGAAATTTGCGATACCACGGATGGTCTTTGTTTTTGATCCATCAGTTTTCTTGGCTTGTTTGTTTTCTTTGGCTTCTGTCAAAGACATGGCGACATCCATTACACCCATTTTTGCTACTTTTTCTATGAATGAATCACTCACTACACAACTGGAGCCGAATTTAGCAGAAGGCGTATTCATGAAATCCTTGGTCTGACTATCAAATGCCGGATTTTCAATATCACAACGTAAAAACAAAATCAGCTGTTCTTTGATGGATGTCGAATTCACCTTTATTTTTTTCTTTTTTTCGATATAGTCACATAATTTACGAACAATTTGTCCAGTAATGTAATCAACATGTTTACCACCTTTACTGGTTGCAATACCATTTACAAAGGACACTTGTATAAATTCATGTGTTGGTGAAAGTGCAACAGCATATTCCCAACGTTCATCGGGTTGTTCATAAACACGCTTGGCTTGATCTTTTGTACCAATATACAAATCGATATATTGCTGGAAATTTTTAACTGGAACAGTAGTACCATTATAACCAACTTTGATTTTTTTAATAGAATGATCAGTCACTGCACCGATATCATAAACACGCTTTTTCAAAAGTGCCAACATATCTTGTGTCAAGCCTTGTGTATTCAGACGGCGATAATCAGGTTTGAATGTTACTTTGGTATATGGCTTTTGACCAGCTGCTTTGGTAATTACAGGTGGACAAATTTCATCCAAGTTACGTTTGAATTCTTGCACGTATTTGAGACCACGAATATGATCTACAGTTTCGATTTTACCATATTCCGACCAAATCAAAACCAATTTGAAACCGAACCCATTCTTACCACCAACAATCTTTTTTTCTTCTTTGTTATAGTTAGTAGACGTACGAAGATGACCGAAAATCATTTCAGGAATCCATAGATTATTTTCTGGATGTTTAGCGATATCAATACCATTACCATCATTGGAAAGAGTAATAACACCATCATCACTAATGGTAGTATCAATATAGGTAACGAATTTTTTTTCTATATTATTGGATTGAATCATACGGACAACATGGTCACGACAATTTACAATACCTTCATCAAATAGTTTATAAAGACCCGGGATATATTCAATATCACGCAAGACGATTTTATTTGTTAGGTCATCATATACCCACATGTTGGCATCGACATTTTCTACAGAGCCAATATAAGTATCTGGATTATCTAAGATGTGCTGTTTATCAGTTTTTTGTTGATATTGTTGAGCGAGTTTAGAATCAGTAGTTGACATTTTCAATAAAAATAACGTAAATATATATCATTATTAATAATCAATTTTTTATTCAATTTTTTATATCTATTATAATAATAATAAAAATGAAAAAAGTAATGAATTGTTGTAAAAATAAAGTAAAATATTCCAAAGTAGTAACAGCTGGTAACGATCCAAGTATAACTAATCGAATGAAATATTCAAAATATATAAATAATACGAGATCAGCTAGTTTGGTATCTACGCCTGTAAATTATATAAACCAAGTCAATACATTTGTATCACAATACATCTTAAAATACAACACTAATATAAAGATAAATTTAGATAATTTCAACGTTTTTGTACAAGAATATATATTCAAAACGAATATAAAAAGTATTGTAAACGATATTGAAACAATTCCGACATTGAAATATGATTATGCTAATAATGAATTATTGAATGAATTAAATAAATTGTTTCAAGACTATAAAAATAATAATGGTTCTGTTGTCAATATTAACATTTTTTTCTTATTTTTATATAATTTAAATGCATTTTTACAACAATATTCGGAAAACCCTAATACATTCGATTTAAACATTGATGTTGTAACTGCAAATTTTATAAAAGGATCAATAACAGCTGAATTTTATTATACATATTTGAGTAATATATTTATTAATTCAAATGACGATTATCTATCTGGTTTAATTAATGGTATGTTACCATTATTACCTACAGAAAAAGCTTATTATTTGAAAAATTATGCAATCATCGTAAACCCATATGGATCGATATGGCCTCATTATGATTCAATTCAACCAACAAAAACGAATATTAATTTTTTGAAATATTATTGATACGTTTGTTTATACCCCCCTTTTCAATTATTCAACGGTGTGTAAAACTTTAGACATATTATATAAATATTTTATATATATAATATATATTATGAAAAGACCTGTTAGAGGAGCTGACGGTAAATACCATATTCATGGAAAATCATACAAAGAATTATTTGGTTCTAGAACTCAAGTACATAATGGAACTGCATACAAAACCCCAGGTGGATTAACCAAGTCTGATTTAATAATGAACAAATGGGGACGTATTGTTTCTGCTAAGAAACATAGAACTGCCAAGAAAGAAAAGAGACTTGAAAAAGCAGGTTATTTTACTAAGAAGGGTAAATTCGGTTTCATTAAAAAAACCACTCGTAAGAATCGTAAGTCATTAAAGGGTGGTGAAAAGCCTGAACAAATAGGTGGTCAAGAAAAAGAACCAGAACTATAAATTATTTATAGATTTTTTATAAATATATAAAAATCTACAGCATATACCATTCACAAGATAAAAACTTCGAATCCACGATATATTGATTAAAATTATCAAAAATGTATTTTTCAAAATAAGATTTACTTACATTTTGTGAATTATTTTGTTTACAATAAAATGAGTATGCATCATAAATAGAATAATTCATATTATTACCAGGACTCGTTGGACGCAATTCATTATTGTATTTGTGACGAATCGATTCTTTTAATTTATCCATCGCAACTTCTATATCCATCTGTTTATCCCATAATACTGATCTTGTTTTTGAAATATATTTATCATGTTCTATTTCAATATTCGGATAATAATTTATTAATAAATCTAGAATTTGTTTATCATTCAATTGAGAAGGCGATTCATTTTTTATTTGACACCATTTTTTGAATAAAATAATTATTTCTTCTATTTCTAGATCTGATTCAGTTTCATCGAATATCATAGTTTCATTCCAAAAAGATAAGAATTTTTGAATAGCAGGGAGGTGTTTACTGTAAATACCAACAAAAACATCTTGTTCTTCCTTATAATAGTTTTTCAATTGTTCAATAACAAGTTGTTTAAGTGTTTGCATAAATACGATCGATGGTAAATTTTTGGATTCTAAAAATTGTTTCCATAAATATTGCATATTTTTCCAACTAATCATCATATTTGATTGATGACCTTCTTGTGTATTGTTTATATCTAGGTATTCGCCAATAAATTGGCCAATCAAATCACTAGGTTGTATATCTTTCATAAAAAATATACTTTTTAATAGTTCATTATCGTTACTACAATCGATCAAATAATCATCAGATGACTTATAACGAACTGAATAATGACATGCAACACAAATAATATCTAATACATGTTGAGTTATGTTTGAATTCCATACTAATTCACTTTTAACTGTTTCGTTTATTTTTACTAAACGACAATCTTGATAATCATGTTCATAGTATTTATATTTGAATGTTTGTGCTAATCCACAACCTATTGTCGCCTGGCAAATGTTGTTTAGTGTTTGTAAAAAATACTTTGATTTTGGATGGATAAAATGTATTAGGTTGATATTTTTACGTAAAATATTATCACCTAAAATAGTCAAAAAGTATTTGGCTTCTGTACGATTTGGAAACAAAAGTGGACAGAACATGTCTAGGACAAATTGAATAGTATCCGATTCTGGAATAGTGCCTAATAACGAGTTTTCTTTTATACGTTTCATAATATTGATTTTTGTACGTTGTTTCCAAGTCATTAGATTCCTATCTTTCGAAATTGTAGATAATACTTGATATAAAATATCATCTTCGTTTATTTGGTAATAATGTAATCCATCATAATAAAAAAATAGTTCAGTGGATGATACATAAAAATACTGATTATTATTTAAAAAATACTGAATAAAATTATCTTGTTCTGTTGATAATTCGCGAATACGATTTGATCGTTCGATGTGTAGACGTTCTGTATTTTCAAATATAGATGGTAATTGTTGACAAATATAATTATCGATCTTGGTTAGCATGTATTCGTTTTCGGCGTATTTTTCGTATATTTCATCGATTTTTGTGTGCGCTAACTGTTTTTGTTGGTCGATGTTGTCCATAATAATAATGTTTATATGTTTATAAATATTATTTTATATGGTTTTTTGGGATAATATTTATATAGCAACTATGCTTTTAATTTCAGTTTTTTTATAATATTCATTGGATGTATCAATAATAGATGCCATGATATATTTTGATATTATCATCCTTGAATTCAATATTTCTTCTTTACTTAAATAAGCAAACCATTGATACTTTGTGCGATTCAATACTTCATCTTCTGGTATGTAAATACCAACCGCATCACAAGAGAGATCTAAATATTCTTCTTCCATTAAGTTTTCTAATAAAATAGTTTTACGATCCTTGGTCTTTACGCCAATATATTGACCACCTATCAAATTCATTTTGCCAGCATTAATACATTCAATGCAACAATTAGAAATAGTTCCTAAAAAGTCATGTTCAGTAGAGAAAAATGGTGTTTTATTGAGGTGTTTTACTTTTTCAACTAATTCTAATATGGTTGGATCGTTTTTATTGGCTCCCATAAAATAAGTATCTGGAATAAAAAGCATCTTGTGTTTTTGTTTTTCAAGGTTTACAGTACGGTTGATTGCTTCACAAACAAATGGGCAGTTTCCATGTGTAGATTCATCATAAAATGATTTCAAATTTTTGATGCATACAAAAGAATTTGGAACAACCATACCACCGTAATAATATATCAATTGTAAAAGACCTAATTCGCGGAAATGACTGCGCATTGGCTCTGCAATAACTGTTAAATCAATATCCCATGAAGGCAATAATTTACTAAATGATTCATCGTCTATCAAACAAACATTGAAATCTTCACCACAATGATCGATTATAGTTTTTATTGTCAAATGAATATATGGCTGATTCAAGTCGGTGGTATTACGTGATTGGAAATCCTTCCATTTACGTGCATTAATATCATATTTAGTATGAATCCATATCTTTGGACGATTGTATCCATACAAAGGTGAATCGTTTAATAAATATTTACGGATAATTTCATGTTCATCGTTGTCAGATTCAAAATGTGATTTAGCACGATTGGCAAAAAAACTGGCTATTAATACAATAACTCCTGCAAAAACATATGTATTGATATTTTTTGAACTAAACATCATAAATTATATATATATACAGATAAAATCCTCAAAAATAAATAAAATAGTCAATATTATATTTTGATTCATTATATTTCAGTTGTGATGTATACATAATAATGCAATTTTTACATATTTGACGGACAATATTTGTAAATGAATTATAAGTCATTTTACGCTCAATATACATTTGTTTTCCCAAATGATAATAGTCTTTTAAAATATTACAGAAGTCTTCGTGATAGTTGTTATAGATCATTTTTCGATATGCATTCATATCTATATAATAATACTTGTCGGTTTTTAAACATATTTTTTCCAATAAATCGAATAATATATTTTTTGGAACATTTTTTCGAAAAACCTGGTTCGACATTTTTATATGTTTATAATAATTTGTTATTATATTATTCACTAAAATATTCATTTTAAACGAGTTTATAATGAATTACAATATTAAATACAATTTTATATTACCAATGATAAATTATTTGTAAAAAGCGCCAATTCTATACAATCTTCATGTAAATTATGAAAAATAGTAATATATTTACATAAGAGTGGTATTATTTTGTATTTTGTTTCTTCATCTATTATCGTTGTTATTTTTATAAACGTAAAAAAATAATCCAAAATATCAATTACTGAATAACCATAATCATGAATCTTATACAAAATATCGATTGCATCCGATAATTCGCGGGTTTTAATTTTTTCAATATAATTTTCAAAATTTTGAAAAGATATGTTTGAACATAACTTTTTACATAGTTCTATATCAACCCTCTCACCTAATATATACATTTTTTCCAAATAATT